AAAAAGGAAAAAATTTGAGGTCCGTTACCAAGTTGGGTGGTAACTTGTTAGGCAGCTGCCTTGCACGGAGAATTAAAAAACATCCGGTCGATCTCTGGCCAGAAATCGATTTGAAAAGTTCACTTTCGTGATTCATCTGAATCTGCAAAAAAAAAAAAAAAAAAAAAAAAAAAAAAAAATCTTAGCGTAAGGCAACTTTTACAAAATGCAACCCAGCCTTGTTACGGCATTAAAAATTTGACCTTTTTGAAAAATATTTTTACCCTAAGGCCAATTTTTTTTGGAGGGGTGGAACTTTCTCGATTTGCTAGGCAGCTGCCTTGCAACATAAATGACTGGTAGAGTCACGGATAAATAAAGATGCGTGACTCGCAAGTCAAGTTTTTTTTATCGCGTTGTTGTATCTGTTAACTCACTCATCAAATGTCTTCTTCTTCGTCTTCATCGTCGTCGCCTGACTTTTCCCACATGGATGCATTGCGGAAATGGTCGTCTGTCAACGTTAAAATGAATGAACTAGATCGCACAAACGGTTACGTGAAAAACGGAAACATTGTATTGGAACATCGCATGTTACAACTCAGATCGTATTTTAGAACCTATTGCATGGCATCTTATGGTATATACTTATTATTGGTCGGGGATGACTCTGATTACATAGAAGAAGACGAACTAGATGAGGATAGCGACGAGATGCCATATCTTGATATTCTTAGAGAAGAATTTGGGTATGATTGCGGATATTGTGAGGAACATGACATAATGGATGAGCTGTACAATGGTCCAATGGACAAACAATTAAAACATCAATCCGAATGTCTAGCATGTGTCGAGTTAGCGATTCTCGAAGTAGAAGGGGTTCACCAATGCATAGAAGCAAACACAACTTTAGATCAACTCATTTATTCTATTGATGTCAACAAGATCATATCGAGTTACTTAAGTACTCCGGTCAATAAAAAATCAATTTTATTATTTTATGTGTGTTTGTGTGTGTGTGTGTGTGTGTTTCAGTTTTTTTTTGGTATGTCTTCATATTCGAGTTCTTGGTCTACATTTATTGGTAAGGATGACGTACAGCTCTTGTGCGACTGGAGTAAACTGTGCAAACGTACGTCTTCATTGTCCTATACTTCGTATCACATCAGAAATAAATTAGATTCTACCAAACACGAAGTCGAGTCGTATGATAGTCGACTGTTAGAACTCAACGATAGATTTCGTATGTGTTCGTCGCTGTCGTATGCGCTGTTTCTATTGATAGGCACACATGGTATAGCGGACGAACATAAGCGGTGTATCGACTGTATAGGAGAAGAATTAATATCATGTGTGTTTGTGGTAGTCGCAGACGCACGCGCCAAATATGCTTTGGGGCTGCAAGAAGTGCGATCTCAGCTCGTCGAATCATTCCAAGAAGTGAAAATAGCAATACTCGAGCTAGAAGGTGTAGAACCTGCGTTTACAATGCGGAGAATACTTAATGAAACTGAAATGCGCGAAATAATCAAAGTCAAAGGTGTCGCAGACATTATGTCTGGTTACATCAGCACTCCTGTCAAATCAATAAAATTTACGAAGTTATAACAGTTTTGACTGCGCTTCCTTCAAAGTACATGTTTGCTCCGCGGACAGTTTCAGCGAATCCAGGTCTCTCTAAGTCACCCCAGTGGCCACAGCCGTGTATTTCTCTAGTCAGCCCGCGTGTTGCATGATCGTATATGAATTGATGTTCTTGGAATACCAAGGTATTGAACTTAGGTGCTATTTGATTGACATATTCTTTGTTGAGTGGTGATGTGACAGCTCTCCAACCCCATATGGCACTGAGTATTCTAGCCATTGGTCCGTAATCAGTGGCACGTTTCGCTTCTTCGTTTGGTGACAGTCTTGCAGCGAATGCACCTGTGATATCCATGAACGTTGTTTTGTTGATTTCCCAGTTAGGAGCAACAGCAGCCAAGAACACATCGTTCTCTAATTCATTCGCTCTGAATGCTTCGACGTGGTCTTCGCTGTTAGGATCCCATATCGAAGTAGAGTTACCACCATTACCACCATACACAACTATGTTATCTGCACGCACGATCATGTCGTGTCGCAGTACGACGGTTTTAGCATACATCGTAAAATGACCATAATGGATCTTCTGTGCTACGTTATCAGCCAGCTGAAAATCAGCAAAACCATAGAATGTCTTGGCTGCTTCTCCGAAACCCATCAAATGAATCATGCTGCCCATGAGATATCGCTTGAATGGTCTGAAGCCCAACACCGAGTAGAACGGCAGCAAATTGAACTCTATACCATACTCTGCGAATAGACCATCTTGGATGACGTATACATCTAATAATTGCTTGATTAAGTTAGCACCCAATACCAGATTTTTTGAACCGTCTCCACCTGTAGCAGCAGAAGCTGCGAAATTTTTCTCTGTTGTGGCTAAATCGTAATAGTCTCTGAAAGCTGCTCTCACCGTTTTTCGTATGTTGGTGTATGAAGCAAGGAGTGTTTTCATGTCATCTAATCTATCTACTTCTGCTTTGACAGCATCAGTAGCAAGCCAGTTCTTTAACCATGCTACGAATTTGGTGTGATCGTCTATAGCAGGATCATAACCAGTCGCATTCCCACCCAAGAATACGGATATGGCAGCAGTAACGTGTTTTTTGTTGTTTGCTGGCATAGGTACTTCATCACCAGCATACATCAGCACGGTTCCCTGTACATCCCAGGCGAGTTTTTCTGCTGCTTCTGTTGGTTTCGTTGCGGCATACAGTATGTATTTATCTACGAATGTAGGATAATAAGTAAAGAATGCTTCGCGTACAGCGGGTTGATTCCTGAACGATACGAGTTCTTGTTGTTGTGCGTTGACTTGTTGTACAGCAGCTGCTCTAAACGCAGACCATTCTACACCAATCTCTTCTGGTGTTCTGCTTGCTATTCTAGAAGGTACGAATTTATCATGATACCACTTGGCGAGGTAATCAGATGCCAATGAAACACCTTGATCACCTTCACCACTAGTAGACGCACCATGAGCAAAGAATGTAGTGCCACGCTTGGTGTGTAGCATATTCGATATAGCATTCACTGATGCTTTCACCATTCCTGCATTTAAAGGTTCTCCTATCACGACACGTCTCAATACCAATTCTTTCAGAGCAGTGAATGCATCACGGAATCTCCACTGACACGATAATGATTTAGGGTGATCTTCTAGCTTATCAACAGGGAACAATTCGACTAAATCATCTCTGTATTGATCTGCATCGTTCTTGATTGGATGTCGGAGAGGACAGCATGCATTGAGTTCATCTACTAGGACTTTGTAGTCGATATTCGATCCGTGATCACGGAGTCTTTGTCTCAACACACTGTATAATGCAGAAACAGTAGCGTTGAATTGAAACAGAGAGAATCGTTTGTATGCAGCAGTGACAGCTGTTGTGTCTGCAAGCTGACCAAACATAGCGCTGTTGATTTTAATACGACCTTGATTCTTGACTTGATCGATGTGTAGATTGACTTGACTGTTGCTCAATCGGAACATTGCCATGTTAACAGCAGATAAAGTGTATGCTAATGATGGATTCTTGAGGACTACCTCGCTTCGGTCATCTTGAGGCACAACACGAAGCGAGATGGTACCAGTAGAATCATCTGGGTCTAGTATCCATCTAGGACTCAGAGCATCTGCTTTCTGTCGGAGTTCCGATGCAATACGGTTGTTACCTACAGCATCAGCAAACTCACGAGATTGTAATAATTTCTCTAGTTCAGTACGACGATCCGGGTATCTCTGAGAAATAGAAATCAAAGCAAGTCTTTCATCTGCTCTTTCTAACGAGGATGCAAGGTGCAACAAGAAGAAGTCGAGAGCATCCGAACCAGCAAGCAGCGCAGAGTCAAGAGGATAAGTTTGAATATAACCAGCAAATTCTTGAACTAGTGTTTGTGAATCACGAGAGTTAGAACCATTGACAGATTGTGCATCATCTAATAATTGCAATTGTTGTTTCAGCATACGAAGATCAGATTCAGTGAACTTATCGACACCAGGACCTTTCTTACTGATGCATTGCATTAATTTGGCCATAAACCCAGTGTTGCCATCTGCATCGACGAATTCTTGTTCGTTGGCTTCACCACGTACTGCTCTACCAAACTCCGCAAGCGGATTTTCTTCATAAGATACAGCCTCTGGTAAACCAGAAGACGACGATGATGACGACGGAGACGAAGACGGAGAAGAAGCAGACAAGATGCGATTTGTTTCTACTGCATCCATTAAATCTAGTAGTTTGCTGTGTGCATCTCCTCTGAGTGCAGCTATCTGAGCAACGATACGATCATACAAACCAACTGATTTCAGATAACCACCCCATGTACCCGTTGAATCAAAGGATCGGAAGAATTGTTCTCCGATTTTAGTGAGTTCTTTCCCCGGGTTTTTGAATTCGAATAAGCCGAGTTTCTTGTGGATATCTTTGTATTTCATGATATGATAATCATCACGTTCTTCACAGTATATCTTCCCGTCCATCATTGATGATACATAGTCTTTATCACTGGGTAAACCTTGTATATCACTGAATAGCATGCGGAAGAATCCACCGATGGTGCGTTCACGAATAGCAATATCATCGTTTGGTTGATGTTCGCCGATTGGATATGCGACGGATTCTTTGAGTGTGCCTGTATGAGGCATAACATTCTGACGTTGGCCGCCTGGTATACCAGTGTAGACGAAGTATTTGTTCTCTGGTCTTTCAGCAATATATTTCGACATACCACTTGGCACTACGGTGTAGTTACCCTCACGACCCACACGATTTTTGAGTTTGTTCTTGCACTTGCCATAGATGTTGATCCATCCGTTCTCTTTGCGTTGAACACAGGCCCAGTTGTCTTTCTCTTCGTGGAACAACTTGGCCATATCAGCAAGACCTCTGGATGCCTGAGATCGGTATTTGTCGTTTGGATCGGTGTAATGACTGTTGTAGCATGCAAACATGGCTCCTTGTGCGAGTGTGGTAGATACAGCAGTCGATATCTGGTCCATGTTACGACGATAGTTCTCTCTACCCTTGGGGGTTTTGTAGAACCCGTGCTCTAGCATCAATGCAATACCGAATCTCACCATGGACTCTCGCGACTGAGTCTCTTGCATCGTGAGCAACCTACTGACACTTTCTTCGGGTGTACGACCCAACATATGATTGTTGAAGATCCAAACATCCCATGTAATCTCTTGTGATGAATCATTCCTCACAAACGGTGCCATTTCACGGAATGGATACTCATCTGCGGTGGATACCTGCTTCAAGATGATGTATTTCATGTATGGTCGCGAGCCTTTGAACCCATCCGGTAGTTGATAGTTCTCGATATCATAGGAATCGTATGGATCTGGGATATCAGCCTTTGATGGAAACCCTAAAAAAGGTGCTAGTGCTGCATCACGTGATGGTTTACTCGCTAAGTTGTTTCCCTGGAAGTAAGGCCCTGAGTTATTCGACCATGTGTTGGCTGGTGATTCACCAAAGTTGTTTTTGTTCATTTCGAACTGGGGACCACCGCCGCCGTTCCGCCATCCAGACTCGAGTTGATTACCACCGAACGACATTCGTGCTGGGGTAGAAAACACGTGTTATGATGAGCGCACCGCATCGATAGGCTTATAACTAAATGAATTTAATTGATCTGTTCTTTATTGATTTTTCATTGGATGAATCGCGGATCCCGTATAAGATCCCTGTTGTTTACCCAGATCCGCCGTTTATGGCTGTACATATTGGATAACCTCGATGTGTATTCTTGATGTCTTTAACAACAACACGCGCCGGTGTTCTACCCCCACTTGCTACCATGTTCCACTTCTTGTACTGGCTCATTTTCTTTTTTTTCTGGTTGTGAGGGTTTAGAATACACACAAAATTGAATTGGTACATCGTTGTCTATTACGAGATCATCACACTGATCCAATCTGTACCCCATCTCTCTGATCCTCGGCATGAATGTGTCACATTCAAACTCTTTACACACACGTGTGAGATAGATCTTAGTGAACCATGGATGTGCCATAGCGTCTGCGTATACACGAGCCCCGCCAATGACGTACACGCTCCCTGTATTTGTCAGAGTTGCAACTTTGGTGAGAGCATCAACGAAGGACGCAACCGTGTGAACATTACCACTAGTTGTTATCTCAGACGAAGTGATTACGATGTTGATGCGATCGGACAGAGGTCTAAACTTCAACGGAATAGAATCCCATGTTTTTCTGCCCATGATCACCACATTCAGATGAGATGCACGAGGCGGTTCAGTTGTCTTACTCTTGAAGAAATCGACATCTTTTTTCAACCGAGGCCACGGAAAACCACCTTTCAATCCTATCCCATAATTCTCTGTGGCTGCAACAACAATCGCGTATTCTTGAGTTGTTGGTGATGAAGAGGAAGAAGAAGAAGAAGAAGAAGAAGAAGACGAATCAGATGCTTGTTGCTCTTTTAATTTCATGTTGCAACACTCCTCATAAAATATTGATCTTCCAAGAACATTGAAGATTTCATCGTTTTCAAATCCTGGTGACGCTGCTATCACATACGATCTAAATTCAGCATATGTCATTGATTTGTTTGATGATAATGCTTCAACCACTAATCCACGAAACGCAGTTTTGATCAAACCCACCGCATCATTATTATCAGTCATGTTTGCAAATTTCAATGAAATTAAATGATAAATTATTTATTTAGTAAGGCTTTGTAATACAGTAGAGGCTCCAGCTGCTGCCCATTCTTCGAGTGGGAACTCGGATACTCCATCCGCTTCGTATCTCCATACGCAACTTCGGGCTATCTTTTGTCTCGGGAATGTTTGCTTGTGCATTTCAGTGGTTAGGGCTATTTGGAGTTGGTGTTGGTTGTAAGCGCTGTTTGTTTTGTTTGTGAACGGCGCAGCTAATTGATCGGTGTAGGAGTGGTAGTATGAAGCATAGCCGACTTTGTTTTCAATCAGTATGACTGATTTAGATGCATCATCGATACACTTGACATCTACATTTGTTCCTATTCTCGCGGGTATACACCCTACAGTGACTTGTGAATACTGGGGTGTGTAGTGTTTAAGAGCACACATGCGCCAGAAGTTAAGGGCTGGTAACTCTAATGATGAAATCAGTCGCTCTACGCGTGTGATATCCCTGTTCGTCTGCATCGACATCGCTTTCCTTCTCTTCTGTGAGTTTATGAAGGTATCCGGGCTCAGCTTGAATTGTCGTGCTATCCGGATCGACTGATGCAGTTGGAGATCTAATTTGACCCCATTTGTCCTGCCATGACATTGTTGCTGGGCAAGAATGGTTGTTTTTTTTGTGGTGGAAGGGGATCTTGTTGTTGTCGGAGAAGAAGAAGTTGCGTTGGGGTTCATAGATCTCGCTTTTGCCCAGTCGTAGGTCGGATACAACGAGGCTCGGAGGGTTGGCAATAGGCCTGATACCAACTTGCCTTGGAGCACGAACGCTTTTCGCTTGTGACAAAACGCTATCTTTCCCGCTTTCGAACTTCGTATTGAAGCTCTGGGCATTGTGTTTGTAGTAGTTATCACTATCTATCGTTGATATAGAAGTATTAGCATGCCTAGATCGACAAAGACCCATATTTACACCCACTGTTATTATTTTTTTCTGATTGTCTGTTTGTATACATATAGGTTACTCTCATCAAAATGTGGGGTTATGTACTTTTGGGTGCTGGTCTAAGTTGTGCCGTAGGATATGTTTGGTTTGTTAGTTTATTTCAACCTGTGCTGCCTCTATACTGCAAAAAATGTGGTGCGTTGGCTTGCGGTCTTTGTGAGAAATGCGACTTTGAATAAAATAACAAAAATAAAAGTTTAATGTCTTGAAGTTGTTGTCGTAGTCGTGATGCTAGTTTGGATATTGGCTGGCCTCATTGCATAAGGATTGCGCTTCTTCGCGCTGTTGTTGTTGTTTGTATCCGAATTCTCGCTGCTGATGAATACGGAGTCGAGAGGCTTTCTCGGGCATTCTGTGATAAGAGTTCCTGTTATCTGTGTAGCTTTGTCAAATAGCATCTGTGGTGTTGTGAATCGCGGTTCGCTGTCGAACACATCATCATAGCCCCCGATCTGCAAGGTAGCAGTTATTAATTCAGAGCAGAACCAAGCTGTTGCTTTGCCATCTTCGATATCCAGTGGTGTTAGCTTACGAGAACCACATCTCTTTCCGAGACAGCCGCAACACATCAACATATTACACCAACAACCAATGGTGTTGTATTCTTTCGCTAACTGCAGTCGGATGAAATTCAGCATACCGCTGGTACTGATGTGTTTGTATACGGGGATCTGCACGAATACCCATAACTCGGGTCTGCTATCGAATGCACGATCGATACTATAGAATACGGATTCATTCAGACCCACAGATACATTGATGTAGTGTTTCATACCTGGAGGCATCACACGCGAGGCATCACCGGGTTTCTGTTTGCATAGTGTACAGGTGAGAGGACCCATGCACCGAATCTCTAGTAGCAGCTCAACGTGACCGTATGTGCTTTTCGTCCACCAACTAACTACACGATCAGTATAGCTACTGTCTGCATGGATCATCTTGCGGAACGCTAACCATATCATTCTGTTAAACAACAACCAAAAGAAAATGCACACGACATTGGTGGTTATACTGATGTTTCCATTAATACTGGCGGTATTGGGTATCGTGGCATCTGTGTTGTTATTTTACTGCCTGGATCCGATCCATTATGTCATCGCTTTGGTGTGTTTATTCTTTCATCCGATTCCTTCGTTCTCTTCTATTGGGAACAATAAAAGAGGATTTAGAGGTTGGTGGACAAACGCAGTTAATAAAACATGTAATGATTTGTTGCAGTTTACCGTGTTAGGGGTGGGTTCGATGATACAGCTGAATGAATGTTCTACGAATTCAGACGACATGGATACGAAATACATGTGGTGTGTGTACAACCCGTCGTCGCCGTTCGGAATGCTCGAGATGTTTATGAGCTCCAAGTTGTTTACTCTGTTTTCGAATATCCTACTCACTGATAACAACAAACAAGTTATCGTGTTGCATGAATACAAGTGGCTGAGCTTACCGTTGGTGAGGATATGGGCACGAGCACTAAACATGCACTTATACACAGATGAAAAGTTCATGCAAGCAGCTAAAACAAATTGTCACATCATACTCATTCAGACACAACAGAAGAAGACAGACCACGTAGTGCTAGAGATATCACAATCAAACAATATCATGATCATACCAGTTTATATGACTGGGGCTACCTACCGTTACATATACCTACCATTCGTGGATCTAACCAATCCAATCAATATGGCATGTGGTGCAACCGTGCGCAGTAAAGGCTTCATCAAATCATACATCAATGAATACAACCAAGAATTGCAAAACACAAAGACAATCGCGACAGCATGGCGTCGCTCTTCGTAGTATGTTATATACAGAGGTGGGTACTCTCTGCTGTTATACATGTATGTTAAATAAAAATAAATACCTTTGACTGTGTCTGGATACGCGTGTAATTGGGATGTGGTTTTGGCTGTTCGGAGTTTTTGAGCAAGTAGCGAATTCTTGGTGTTACCACGTGGTAATGGCTGGGATGCGATGTATAACTCTTCTGCTGTGTTCATCACGATACGATCGTATGCTTCTTCTGGTGGTAATTCGCTGATCATGTTCATGATAATGCTGTACATAGAACCAGAAGCACGTGAACCAGTACTGAAAACTGCTATCTTAATGCCTTCGACGCACAACAGCAGTGATAGCACGTACATGGCAACCGACCACGTTTTGCCGATTCGCCGTGCTGTGATAACCATGACTTCAGCCTTCACTTTATCGATACCAAATTCCATCAGAACTCTGACACAGTTGTCAGCCCAGTCGGCACCGTATATCTTGGGTAGACATGCTTGTATAAAAGCTTCGTGGAACTCGACTTGGTCTTCGCTTCGCTCTATTTTCAGACCTCTTTCGAGAAGCATGCGTATCTTTCGCAGTCGGACATCACCATAACATTCTTTGCTTTCCCAATCCGAATCCAAGCTGACTTCTAAACGTGTGCGTATTTTCTTGCTTGCTTGCTTCGTCAGATATTCGTTTTCGACCACATCACACACCAGATTCATCATACTTAACCATCCCTGGCATATATTTGTACCAGGACCACGAGCGCGTTTGTCTTGATGCTGATTTCTGTTTCTGGATTCGATTATTTTATCTGCTAGAACCACATCCATATCATTTTCTGTGTCTACCGCAGAGGCGATGAAATCAAGCTCTCCGATCTTTCGCTTTCGCGCGCCTTTGGATGATTGTGATGATGATTCTTCGACTACTATACCGTCCAGTATATCAAAGAACGAAGCCATATTTATATACACATTCTGTTTGATTTGTTGATTTGTTGATATACACATGAGCTCTTCTTCTTCTTCTTCTGTTGTCGCTACAAAACCAGACAGGGATGCATTTAATCGTATAAGACATCATGTAATCGTGCTAGACGACAATCGCATTATAACAGGAATAGATCTCTCTCCTAATGGTGGTTCGCGATTCTCTTACAAGCGCGATGTTGTTGTACCACCATCATTATCACAGATACTAGACAGAGGTGTATCTGTGGTTATCCATATCAACCACAAAGAACGAGCTATGCTAGACTATGCAGAATCTCTGGTGAAACAAGGCATGGGAGATTGTCCTGTTATCTACATTGGAGTTCTTGTTGATCTAACAGGGTCTGATTTTTGGGCTGTTGGTCAGACGATACTAGATCCTGTGCACAAAGTACAACTTAAGCCTATCCCACAAAGTGGTGAATGCAGCTTTTATATGTATCAGGATCCGTCAACCGCATCCACCAAGTCGTATGCAGCAGCATTCAAGGATATAATCAAGTCTGCCATACATAGACACATTGCTAGTTTTTATGTGCGTGCATTCTCTATAAGCACACTTCCAAAGATCCTCAGCGCCAAGAATGATGCAGCCGTTTCATCTCCATGCAATCTACTCCGAACCACACACGAATCAGCTTTCAGTAACCAGTCTCTAACATCAACAACAGCAAAGAAGCAACAAGCTGTTGTGTTTTTGTCTGGGTTGAAAGGGCACCTCCAAGCCTATAATTGCACCATAAACAACGTGAATGAACTGAATGCATACGAATCACTCCAACGGGACCCAGGCATAGAGATGTCGTGGATACCTATACTGAGAGAAACGGAAAGAATGCAGGCGGTATTCTTCAACTCAGTGTATTTTCAATGGAGAAACAATCTGAGTGTATTCAACGCGAAACAATTCGAGCGCGGCATCAAAGACCTAAACATATGAACGAAAATAAAACAAGATCGACGTTTAACTTAACGTTTTTTTTTAAACAACGAACGAGTAAAAACAGATGCGTTTTAAAATTGCTATCTGGAATGGTGGTATCCCACCGACTCTGATGAAAACAATTCAAACTGCATACGGTAAATCTTTGTTGATCGGCGACTTAGACAGCGACAACAAAGCGAATCACTGGGTTGCAGTGGCAGATCGCAGACCTACAGCAAAAGTCAGTATGGTGTCAAATGTAGTTCTACAGTATCTAATTGACACACGAAAAGAAGATTATCAAGCTGCTGGTGTGGTATTCATTTACAGAACCAACAGAGCTGAGTATGATGAATGGATGCAAAGACTGAGAGGCGGTGGGATAAGTGATCCTTTAAGCCTGTGGCTTATCGTTATACCAGCTGACCCAGAAGGATCAGAAGAAAACGGTTACGATAACGACGCTGTTGCATTCATGGATGCTATTGCTGCGTCACAACGCGAAAGACAGAGTGAAACACAGAGAATGTTATCGAAATCCATAGAACCACTGACGGATATACCATCTCTAGTGGCTAAACTACGAGAACTGGAAATTCCCGTAGATTCAACAAATACTGATTTATTCAAGCTTCATTCTTCTTCTTCCACCACACAGAAAGACGTGACAACCTTATCATCGATACAAAGAACAGGTGTGACAACAGGCGGAGACACACTCGAGTTCTGTAACAGAATGTTGAAGTCTATAGACATAGAGGCTGCTATAGGACATAACACCAAAGGCGAAGCATCTGAAGCAGAGTTAGCAGATAAACTGTTTGCTTTGCCGCACGGAGTGTACACCGACGAGAAAATGAAGATGGCATTCGATATGTTCAACAATGCACAGTCTCGCGCTGAATCAGAAGAGAGCATCCGTAGGATATTCAATGTGCTTAGCGGTTAGTACACTGCTGCTTTACCTGTTTCTATATAAAAATTTATCATTCTGTTTGTTTATTTTTTGCATCATAACAACAAAAAATGAGCGAAGACTCGCATATCGAAGTGGAAGAAGATCTCAGTTCAACCGAGCGCCAGACAATCACACGTAAAGTGCGTCGTAAACAAACTGGTTCTTTCAGTTATGAAAGTAACAGACCTGTTAAAATGCCTAAACCACTCGAATCACTAGCACACAAAGCACTGGCTACGATACCGGAACTCAAGTCGTTCTCTGATCTAGTAAGAGAAAACGTCCATCTGAACTTAGAAGCAACTGAAAAGGACTGTTTGTTGATAGCACAAAAGAAATCCAATTCTACTTCTTCCTCTTCTTCTTCATCCAAAACAACTGAAGCAGCAGCAGCTACAGCAACAAAGAAAAAGGGTCCATCGGAAGAATCATTGATTGCAAGTCATACAATCGCATACAATGCCAAGCCATGGGATTACATGTTGTTAGCAGATAGACTTAAAGCACTGCCCACACCTGAATATTATGCGAGAGATCTCACGATTAAACTATCAGAAGACGAGATGCAGCGTGCTTTGCGTATGCGTCAGTTATTACTACCTACAATGACTGCGCAATACGAACAAAGACTGTTGCAGCAGAGCGGTGTATTTGAAATCACCATACCAGGAACCAATGAAAAGAAGAGTATCGAGTTCCCTGCGTGCAGCAATGGTAATTCATGTGTGTGCATGCAGATGTTCTACTTGATACCAGGCCATGAAATCGCTAAACCGTTCATTGGAACTGCTGTGATATTCCCACACCACTACAATGATTTCATCGTGAACAACATACCACCACCTGACATCAAGAAACATCGATGTATCATGTGCTGTCGTAAAACTCTATGTGACAACATACTCAATAAACGCCTCAATGTACGTGCTTCTGCTTCTGCTTCTATTGCTGGAGCGGACACACAAACAAACGATGGAACTACGTTCATCATGAACAAGATAACACTGTCGCAGATGTATCGCAACCTGGTGAATGAAGAAGGTGGTTATTTCGACATTTACATGTTTTTTCCCAAAGGCGAAGAAGCGATTATTGATCCGTTCGTTACACTGAATCTGAGTTCATTGAGAGTAGAAGTCGATCCGTTGAATGGTCGAATCCGTTTGAACCAAGAGCTGATGCATTATAAACCAGTAACGGTACCACCACCTAGAATCGGAGAACTGGAGTCGCATTTTTAGCGAGGAGCAGGCAACTGTCAGAGAACATGGCGTGGTGGTTTCAACCGTCTCATTTAGAGCGTGTGAAAGCATCCATACCATCGTTGTCCTTGCTCCGCAGTCCAATTATAATCTCTGTGTATGAACCCCCTATTAACATACTCTCACCCAATGGCTTTGTGTTACTAGGAAATTGTGAGATCATCGCTAGATCCGATAAGGTCAGTGCAGCCTGCTCGTTCAGAGCTCAAGTCCTGTTAGATGCTGCTTTGTTGGCCAAACCTGTTGCTGTCGTTTCTTCGACTGCGTCAAGCACAAACAGAAGATATCCAATCAAGCCACCCATTACTACTAAAACAAAGACAAACAACAAAGGCGGAATACATTTATCTAGATGTGCGTGGTCGGATGTGATATCCTATCAAACAATGCGTCATTTACACCGACGTGTGCTGAAGATAGCTACATGTGAGCAGATATCTACCGTGAAAAGCAGAATAGCGCGCATCTTATCCAAAACAATACCACAGCTGTGTATGACTCGTAAGTTCAACAGTGTGTGTATCACCGAATTCGATAAGTCCCCGGGTCTAACAATCAAAATCAAACATTTGCTGCTGTGTAGTTTACTCGGTAATTACATGCATTCTGATCCAACGAGTCGGTTAGTACCACAAGCTAGACTGTTGTTCATGAAAGCATTGGATCGAGACAACCGAACGCATTACAAGTGGTTCGTTAAGTTCTATATGAACTGCACTCATTTAATGGAGTTTGCGATGCGTGATTACTTGATATATGCGATCGAAGACAACCCATCGATGCTAGAACACATGCAGCAGTTGTTTGACTGGAAAGCATTCAGAGATATTGTCAATGATACCATGACCCGTGTTCGTAACTATATCAACTTTAGCTGTTTGTTGCCAGCTGCGCCATTCTTGAATGCAATGGCGGTAGATTCACCGCGTGAAAGTGCCCAGTTGATGTACGCTGATCTCAATTCGATTGTCAATCCTGCTCATGATCGATTCTTATCTGTGTGCTACAAGCGTATGAATGGCTCTGTTGTCAGCATGCTGGCATCCATGCGCAAGAAAATACCAATGATAAAACCACCTGTTGTCTTAGTAGAGACAGATTCTGACTCTGAGTCTGAGTCTGATACAGAAGAAGACGTAGTAGACAAAGTGATGGATAAATTAGTTGAACCTGTCATCGACAAAAAAGACAAAGAGAAATATGCAGTGGAAGACTTTAAGTCATTCATCAGCGAGTCACAATACAATGTATTGAAGCATATCATGCTGCGGTTATCCATATTCAAATCAGAGATGTTGTTCCGTTCTATTTCATTCTTCCCGTTCTTTGGTGTCCCTGAGAGCACATTGATGATGCTAAGAGAGATTGTATGCATGCTACAAGAAGGCTCTATCAGCGCAAAGCATAAATTAGTCAAGATGAGAGAGATACAGGCTGTAGACAGACATGCATACAATCTGTTACACATAGCATCGGGTATCGTGCGCGAGATATCAAGTTTTACTTATTTGAGAGTGCTGCCGTATCATTATTGGAAGTATCAGATCGAAGCGATTCAAGAACGTTATGGCCTCGATACATCAGAAGGTAAAAACATACTGGATTCTACGGTGTACATGTATTTCTGCAAGGTATGCGACAAAGTCTATAGTCTGATAAGAGACTTCAAGTCTGTATATCGCAATGAATACACATTTGGGTACAGGGATGCAGACGTGGACTTCGATACGATGGATATCTATTGCAAACGTGATAAGTGCAACCATCGTGGTAAATGTGGCGAGACGCCGTTATCGAAAATACCGATACTAGGGCATCTATTCTACAACGATGGTAAAACAGTCATGTTGTGTCCTCAAAAGAGATGTGGTTTATTGATGGTGCTGGACCCAGAACAATCAGCATACAACGAAAGAGGGCCTGCTTGTTCTGAATGCACTGGTAAACTACGAATACGCAGCGTTAGAGCATTTGTGGCACCAACACACGAACAGAGATGTGTTAAGTGTGTGGTACCACTGCCGCGACCACAGAATGTATTTTTATATCCACACGGAGTAGTCTTATGTAGGCATCACAATATGCGCGGAATAGCACAATGTGTGAAACAGAAGAAACCCAAGACATCCGAAGAGACTCACGCTGTGATTGTCAAGTTTATAGCAGACCGAAAAGCAGAACGACACACTGCAAGTTTACCAATGCTGGCGAAAAACTTAGCACGAGCCAAACAAAGCGCAAGAGCAAATGTGCGAAGGTAATAGTAGCAGTAAACAAAAAAATTTATTTAATTTGTGGGTTAACAAAAGCAGATGACTGTCGTTTCTTTTCTGCGTCTAAGAGTTGTTGTCTTGCTACTTCTACTGGGTGTGTATACAACCCTATAAAACTTATGGTGGCAAAGCTGTATCCAGCAAACTGCCCAAGCAATGTGTAACCAACTCCTGCTGGCCATACTCCTGCAATGAGACAAGGTGCCAGTGTTCTCACGCCGTTTATACCGGCTCCTGTGAATGGTTCTAGTGTTATAATCGCAACGTATGCAAATGCTGCCATTGTCAGCGACGCATACGGCGAGTCTACTACTGGTGGTTCATTTCTAGGTGATGTCCTAACGACTTTCAGCCATATATAACCATACAAAAAGCTGAATATGAAATCAAGCAGGAAACACTCAGCTAACCCAACAGTTGGGTTGATGACATATGCATTGACATTTCCTCGTAAACCCCACACAGACCACAGCGCTAGCACTCCACCCCCCAAACATGCACCAGCAGCGATTAAACAGAATGCTAATTCACTTTCTTCGACTTCTCGGTTGATTAACGCTAGATTCATGAACAAGAACCATATGTTTCCTACTGTACCATACGAGGCTATCTGTACCACGAATTGAGGCAGTGTGAACGACAAAGCCAACGCGCTAGCCATTGTTGAAGTCGTGGTATTGTTAGGATCCGTCATAGCGATAGCACCACAAAACTGCAGGAAGAACGAAAATACAAACTCTCGTATCACACGTGTGACCAACGAAAACGCATTGGGTCTTAAATAACCGTTAGGACCTACGGGTATAATGCGTCGATCGTATTCTAATTCACGAAAGATCGTATTCTGTTGTGGTGGATCATCGGGGTTATTTAAAGCAACTCTGGCATACTCTTGTTGATCGCCGCTTGTTTGAAAAAGTAATTTATGTCGATTTCCGTAAACACGCTCACGCATATTTGAATTATCCATCTTTCTTTCTCAGTGTCAGAATTACATCAAAGGCAAAAGCGAAAAGAACTAATATATCACGGCTTTTGTTTCTTTTCTACTGCTGATGCTGCCGATGATGATGAAGAAGACGAAGACATTGATGCAAGATCGTTCTCGTTGAACACGAGTTGGTTGTAATGCGAAGAAGAACCAGGTTTGCGATTCGGTGTATCTTTCATTCTGTTTTGCTGTGATAGCATCTGTTGATCCAGTGCTTTGTTGAGTATTTCGTCTGCATCCATCTCTTCTGTCGCATCGTCTGTTATACCATCACTTGATCCGCTGCCACCCAGTTGCATACCACTCATTGCTTCATTCACCTGTTGTTTGACATCTTTGAATTTCTCGATGGATCGCTGGATCTTGATCTGATCTTTAGCAAACTTGGCCACGTTCATCTTCTTGTTTGTTCTGTCAGCTATTTTACCCACTCCTTTGTAAATCTTCATGCGCTCCTGAGCACTGTTTATACCGGCTAGGCCAAACCGCACACTCTCTAGATCTGTCAACTCTTGTGTGGTTTGACTTATAAAACTGTTTTTCTTTGCTATCATCCTACTGTAGTTTTTAGCTTTAGCTGTATCACCATCACTGATAGCCTTTTCCATCTTCTCTGCTAACACAGTACGCTGTTTACGCAATGTGTATTCTGTTACACTTGCACGGCGTTCTGTTGCCATGATTGCTAATTGTTGTTCCATTGCACTTGGACCAGCACCCATTCTGTTTTTGTTTTTTTGCAATAAGAGGAGAGTTTAAACAACTTTTGTTATATTGCTTATTTGTATGGCATTTATTTTATTCGTTTTGTCTGTAGCTTTGACTGACAAAATGTCGCTAGTACCTGGTACCGAAGTGTTATCCAACCCAAGCAGCTTTGCTCGAAACGACAATGTTCCTATCGACATCGCTCAGTCACACGGGGTACCCACCGATTTCGGTAATATCGCTGGTATCGGACAAGTCGACACACTATACGATGGTGCGAAAGACTACAACTCCGGTGTCAATGCAACCAACAGACCACTCACAGAAACCATCTTGTGTAGTAGTGCTAAGTTTGGCATCAATGCATACCACCACGAAGACTTGTGTTTCATCAATGAAGTCGCTCGAATGAATCCATCTCTAGCTAACGGTGCAGGTCAGGTTTTCAACATCCTAGGCTTATCCAAGATGAATGCATACTGTAAGAGTCCAGAAGGTCGTATACGCTATGGAAACGAAACCACTGCAACCAAACTGAAAACAGAATGGCGGTTCTTCGGCAGCGTAAAACGTATCACAAAAGCTATGTGGGGTGACGATGCAGTAGCTATCGTATTCGGTGGTCGATGTCGCTTATCTGATATAGGGAGATCGTATGCACCCAAGTCTGGTAGAAACAAACCATACAAAGGCGTAGTAGGTCAACGCGATCATCTGTTCTTAACGTATCGACGATACGACATGAAAGATGAACTGAACCAAGAGTTGATAGACGCAGGTATAGACCCATCGAAAGTAGCACCTGATTTATCAAACGGCACAGTCGTACCCACTTTTTACTGGAAGCTAGACTTCTACATCAACCGAAACGGTCAACAACCACCAATACAAACATACACAGACGAATACAACATAGATGAATCCAAACAATTCATCGGGGATTACTTGCATCTGGGTTATATTCATTTCGTGTATGGAAATCGTGCATTTAAACAAGATCATGTCGTAGCAGCACGCAGAGTCGTAGCAGGCGAAGAAGGCTACCAAAAAGATCAAGTATCACTGCCTGCTGTTGAACTTCATATTGGAGTACATTGATTTTTTTTTTCGATTAAAGCGTTTTGTTTTACTAAAAAAAGATCAATTGCAATTCAATTGAAGTCTGTTTCGGTTGAAAACAGCTGTGACTGGCATAACACCATCACACGACAATGCAATGACATTGAACTGATGCGAATTGAATAACAGGTGTTGTAACTCCAGAAAACGGAGATCCTCTAATGATTGAAAATTATGAATCACCACATGTTTGATCTCACCCTTCCTGAGTGTTTCTCTGATTGAATCCATCCATTCATCACGCCAGCCTGGACGATGTGATTCAATCCACGGACGATATATTACGATGTGTGCATCTAATTTCGGTTTAAGCATGTTTGTGAGCACATGTTGCATGCCGACGTGCGACCCACAATTAGCGAATGCATGCCAATCAATAGACAATGCATGCTGAACAGTTCGGGTAGCAATATCTTCAATGACACGATGAGCAAGCATCTTCTCTGGTTCTGTATTAGTAGTCGGGGCTGCGCCTTCTACTGATTTAACTTGCTGTGGTTTAAGGGTGGAGACTCTGGTATTGATTGTGTCGCTGTATTCGTGTTCCCACTCTTCTTCGTCTGAGTTAACGGGTTCTCTGGTTACCAACAACGGAGCAGTTATAGAAGAAGAAGAAGAAGAAGAAGAAGAAGACGACGAAACAACCGATGAACGAGAACATACTTTAAATCCAGTCATTCCCATGTACAGTCTGATGGATTGTGTTTTCCATTGTGCTAGTTCTAATTTAGTTATGATTTCATCAATCAAGTTAACTTTTGTTCCAGCTGGGAAACGAATGATAGCTTCTTTTCCATCTTTTGGTAAGCGTGGAGTCACGACAGTATTGATGAGAGTATCAATGTCCGATTGATTCTGTAACTGACTTGGTAATGGAATACACGACATAGCGAATGGATTTTGTGAATGAATGAATAAAATAAAAAAATGCCGTGTGTTCGGATAATTAAATGACTTGAATAAAGTCACGCATCTTTCTTCTAAATTAAAATGACACACAGCTGTCACGCATAAAATAACCATCCTCCTTAGCACCACTTTTCATTTATTGTTGTTTCATTATTCAAGTCTCATTTTTAGATATGTCTTCTTCTTCTTCTTCATCATCATCATCGTCATTTTACCCTGTTGGTCTGATCAGATCTGCTGTTGGTAATGATAGAGCATATGAATCTGTTAAAGTACACCAAGCTGATCCTCCGATCTTTACGTTGATCAAACAAGACGTCAAGCTGCAGCAGAAGATGTTATCGTTTTCCAAGTATTACAGCATCACAAACGCAGAAATAAAAATCAGCCCACAGAAGTTGAATGTGATCAAACAGTCATTCGGTTGTGCCACCGATGCATACACGATGTTTATTAGATGGAGTATCGCACTCGAATCATTTATGCACATCAATCAGACTGTATTCAATCCTGAGACTACAGCACAACAATCCATCTCCGACTATAACTTACATGCTTCGTATTTCATAGAACAAGTCAACTTGTCAAACGAACAAACAAAGTCAATCGCAATCGGAACAAACAATAGTGTTGAGTACAGGCTGCGCCTGGCTAAAGCTAGATCTCAGCCATACATTCCATCGTCTCCTGCTTACACTAATATGGCTAGAGAAACAACAACAACAAACGGTAATCTGATCTCAATGAGACCCCGTGCCGTTGTTACTGTTCGTACTACCACTAAACACACAGAACTCCTATCAGATGTCGAATCCATACTGAAAGCTCGTCTTACCAGCGTTAGAGATACTCCGAAATTTTCAAGTATAAGCATGGATTCACACGAAGCAGACTTTACAAATCCACCACCAACACCAACAACACCAGATGGTGTAGTGTTAACCGGAATGAATGAATGTTAAATTAAAATAAATAAAAAAAAATCATTTAAAATTACAAATGTTTTGCTTTTGCACTTCTTTGACGCCAGCTGTTGTTGTATACAAGTAAATTATACCAGTTCTACCATCAGCCAACAGTGTATGCAGTGGCGCACATGATTCGCATACAGCAACTCTTTGTGGTTTATGCCATTCACACAAACATGTATCTATGGTAAGCAAGGAGTTTCCACATACACGAAACCCACTCCCATCAACAACCGCGCCATCGCATTTCCTGCACACGAAGCAATTAGGATAAAACAATGAATCTTTACTCATCCGTCGTCGTCTGTCTTCAGCCAACGATACTCACACGGCACACATATAAACGAACGCAATCTAAACGTGGACATACTACATGTATATTGGGTGCATATCAGCTTGGTGCATGATCTGCATTCGTAAAGAGTCCTGTTTTCCGTGTTGTGACACACGGTGCATTCATGCGTTACATATTTCGCACAATCACCACAAATAGCATGCAATGGTCTGCGCGACGTATCCCCATACACAATGAATCGCATACATTCAAAGCAGTAGAAAGCACTGCATCGGATACACGAATACGGGGTTGCACCCCTGCTACAGTCCAATTTCAGTTTACAGTTTGAACAATCATGGATGACAATTATTTGTTGGTCAGACATTTTTTTATTTTTTTCTGAAAAACAAAAAACAAATTATTTTACATGACAGCCGCGACAATCGTAAAAATTATCTTCGTGTCTCTTATAAGCATGGATTGGACACACCACCGCGTTGCATCCACCACATTGATAATAACGACTCGAGTCGCGTGTGCAATAATGACACATGTACCCCATTTTCAAATGTTTGACATTGTAGCATGTATTACACACCAGTCTAATCGGTTTCATGTTTATATCTCCCACCACTGCACGTGTTATGCACATAACACAATAACTACGACTGCATTCCGAACATATGCATTCAATGGAACGTAAATATCCATCCAGTAGAATACCACAACCAGCACAATCGTTGATGATTAGAACAGTCTCCATTTTTTTCGTTTGTGTGTTTCTCTCTGAGTGTGTGAATATATATTGATACAAGTCACGGTGTTTATTCATTTATCCGTGACTATAACCAGTCATACAGTCGTAAAAAGTGCGTGACTCAGGTAAGGCAGCTCCAACATTTTGCAAGGCAGCCTTGACACGACCCCTAAAAATTTACCTTTTTAAAAACTTTTTTTGGTCCAACCTAAATTTTTTTTCGAGGGGTGGAACTTTTTCAATTTGCAAGGCAGCTGCCCTGCAAGTACGGCAAAATATGACTCTACACAGTCACGGCAAATTATTTATCCGTGACTCTACACAGTCATTTTTTGCCGTAAATGCAAGGCAGCTGCCTTGCAAATCGAAAAAGTTCCACCCCTCGAAAAAAATTTGGGGTTGGGGGAAAAATATTTTTTAAAAAGGAAAAAATTTGAGGTCCGTTAC